GGCTGTTAATCATATTATCGCTTGCGGTTATACAAGTCACACATATACATCTGACAATAACCAATCTTCATGGGCTTTGTTCGATGAAATAAGCAGCAATAGAAGAATATGTTTTAGTTGGCATAGGCATAATGCAACTTTAACTACACCTTTTTTGACTTCTGCTATACCTCATAGGGGTAGAGGTTGGGTTCATGTTTTAATAACTCGTGACAATAGTGAAGGTAGTAATTCTAGGTTTAGGCTTTTTATAAATGGGATGTTAGCCGCTACGAACACTATAGCCGCAAACCAAAACTGTTGGGGAGGTTATGACGGAAATTATACTATGTCAGTCGGTGACGCATTAGGAGCCGGAGGTAGCCACTACTATAGAGGTTTAATGTCTAACATGAGAGTGTGTAAATCTATACCCGCAGATTATGTGACATCTGCTTCTGTAGTAGGTACGCATTGTTTTGACCCACCGTTTGATAGATTAACTCCAGATTCACAGGGTGCTAGTTCTTGTTCCTATTTAGGTTTAGGAAGTGCTGTGATGAAAAATAATGCAAGTGGCTTTACACAAGGTTTTGAATACAAAGATGGAGAAAGAGTAACTGCTTCACCTACACATGAAATATCTAATTGGGAACCATTAACCGGAGGCAAAGGTAATTCTTGGTTGGGAGTATGGCGAGCTAACAGTAAAAATGCTGTACAAGACCATATTAATTATGCTCCAATGGTTCAAAATATAAGTCCATTTCATGGTGGTAATCAAACCTTTACGCTTCAATTAGGAAGTGCTACTGGTGTAGCTAATGGCACGGGTTATTGTTTAGAATCTCAATTCGGCTCTGTAGGTAGTGCTTTTGTTGGAGAAACGATAACGATGTATGAAGGGTTTAAATATACCTTTGACCAACAACACGCAAGCAATCAAACAGAGCGAGTGGCATTTTCTATAACAGAAGATGGTACGCATGGTGGAGGTGTTGAGTATACTGATTTTGTTTCCGCAGAAGGAACTCCAGGTCAGTCTGCGGCATATACCTGTATAACAATACCTAGTGGGTTTACAACTAATATAGCACCGAGATTGTATTATTATTCTGCGGGTGCTCCTGGTCGTGGGGGAAAGGTACAAATAGGTAAACGGTATGTACCTAAATCAGAAACACATAATTACGGTTCAGAACATTTTCCTTACTATGAAGAAGGCGGAGAAGGCGGTCGCTATAGATTTTATTCTGGTATGGAAACAGGTGCTTTTCAAACCGACAGGACAAAAGCATTTATGTTTTCTGCTAGAGAGGCTTTTTGTTTTGAAGGGTGGTGGAAATGGGAAAGAGGTACAGGAGTAGGTGCGAGAAACCCAATCGGTTTATTTGGTGCGTTTAATACTACTAACCCTAGTTCCAGAAATTTAGTTTGTCGTATACACGATACAGCAGGTAATCCTAATTTTGCTTTGATACATGATGGTGCACCGAATTATCACTTTAACCATGATATGTGGCGAACTGACCAGTTTAATGCTCCTATAGACATAGGACAATGGAATCATATTGTAGTTTGTAGAGGAAAACCGCTACCTGGTCAAAACAACGCAAATTATGCAATATTTTTCAATGGTAAAAATTTAAACTATACACATGCTGATTTATATAGTCCTGGAAATAATAGTTACAATGCAACGTATGAAAAACACGGCTTTGCTTTTGGAGCGCCAAATAATAACGCAAACCCATCAACTCCTTTAGCTAGAAACGGTTATTTCCCTAATTCAGATGGAAACGCTAATTCAAACAACGTAAAAGTTTCTAACTTTAGATATGTTAGAGGACATTCTGTGTATAACGTGTCGGCTGATTCTATATACCTGCCTTCCTCACCATACACTACATATCAAGGTTTGAACCCTGCAAATGCCCATACGCAGACTACGGCTGATGGGACTTCTACAGTAGTTCTTACTTTTCAATCTCAAAACAAAAATAGACAAAGAGGTATTCTCGATAAGTCTCCTTACCAAAGGCGAGTCAGGATAGGAGCAAACGGTGGTAATCAATCCCTGCAATGTGGCATAGGAAGGTTTACTCCTTTTATAAAACCGTTTGGTTATTGGTCTGGTTATTTTAGACAAAACTCTTATTTAGATATTACAAAAGAATCTAGTAGCACCGTATTTGACGGAACAAACGAAAACGATACATTTACAGTAGAAGCATTTATTATGTATACCGCTCCGTCTACTTCTTCAAGCGATACTGGCGACCAGTTTAATTATATATTTGCTAAAGGTTTAGGTTCTAATATCGGTAAGGGGTTAGGAGTTACTACTGACGGCAAATTAAGGTTTATATACTATAGTGATACTACTGCGGCTCATGTAACTATAGAGTCTGCGGCTAATGCAATAAAATTTGGGCCTTGGTATCACGTTGCTATATCAAACGCACCAGGTTCAGGAAACTTAAAATTATTTATTGATGGTGTGCAGGTAGCGTCAGGAACATATGGAGCGACTTCTACACAAAACGGTGGTGTACCTAGAATCGCTATGGGGGAATACGCTCAAAGAAACTATCAAGGCTTCACAGGTTATATTAGTAATTTACGAGTTTCAAACTCTACAAGATATACTGAAGGTTTTAACAAACCAGATAAGCCGTTTGTTGATGATGCGAATACTACTTTGCTTTGTTTGAATAATTACAGATGGACGGACTCAAGTAGTAATAACTCAACATTTGCGTTTCCTTATGGTTCACCGCAAGTAAATCCTTTAAGTCCTTTTACTCCTCCTGTAGATACTTATGACCCGAAGGTTCACGGTGCTAGTTGGTACATGAGAAATAACCACGACGCTAATACTCAATTCACTCCAAATGCTAATAAGAGTTGGTTTGTAGAAGATAATGATACACAAATGGAACCAGAAAGAGCAAACTTCACATTGGAGTGTTGGTTATATCACGAAGGAAGTAATTATACATCTGATTCAGTTATAAAAGGTGGAAGACCATACTTCTACACTCATGGTACTGGAGGTAATTATTTTACTAACGTAACAGATGTACCAGAAAATACTGTTCACCCATTTACATGGAATCATTTGGTTGTTCAAAAAGAACAACATAGCCCTGCTACTAACAATAACAACACAAGTAATAATGGAAATGTAGCAAGATTCTCTATGTACTTAAATGGTACTAGGGTTTATGAATCAACGACATGGCCTTTACGACAGTACAATAATTCTGACAATCTCACGTTTGGAAAAAATGTAGAGCAGGCCGCTAGTAGAGTGGATATTATGCACATGGGAGAAGGCACGGGAGCTAGTAATAGATGGTTTTGGCTTTTAGATGGTACTAACTATGGTGGTATCAGAGGGTATGTCATGGATATGAGATACATTAAAGGTAAGAATACATTCCCCGCTTCAAAAGCCACTTGTGAAGTTCCTACAAAACCTAGAGAAGTAGATTTAAATTCTCAGTTTCACTTAGGTGCTGAAGGGGCGGCACTACCAAATGTCAAGGGTACGAGCAACGTACAAACATGGGGTAACGCTCAATCTGCAAATAACGTTCCAGCAAGATTTGGTAATAGATGTATGTATTTTGTAGATAATGGAACTGACCATTTATCTACACCGTTAGATATAAATAACTGTATGGAGCGTTGCTCATTTACAATCGAAGGTTTTGTTAAGTTTGAACAGATATATAGAGTTGCAGTTGGAGCTGTCACTAGCCCTGACCATAGACCAGCAATCCTAACTACAGGTCAACAACATTTAGGTATTTTTCATATCATTAATAGAGGAGACTCGTTTAACAACACAACTAACGGTTTAGGTTTAAAGTTGAATATAACTAGTTCTTTCCAACTGACATATAATACTGACGGAAGTTTCATAAACGAAAGCACAGCAGGGCAACCAGAACTGTTAGCAGGGAATACTGCGGGACATACCTATAACACCGTACAAGCTGAATCAGACTTCGGCCCTCTTCAAGATAGACCGGGATATCATAGAAGAGATTATAGTGACACTAGAGCACCTTGGTATCACTTTGCTGTGTGTCGTGATGCTACGCTATCTTCTAATAACTTAGTTTTATTTTGGAACGGTCAGAAAAAACTCTTTGTTACAGACACTTCAAATTACGATTTAAACCATCCATATCTTAAAATAGGTTGTCATGGGACTCTAGGACATACTATGCCTGGCTGGATGGATAATTTCAGAGTAACTAAGGGAATTTGTAGGTATGATGTAACTCAAGATACTATAACCGTCCCAACTGAGGACTTTCCTGAATTTTAATGGAGATATAAATGTTAATTGCAAAAGTACAAGGAGAAACTATAGGCGAAATTGGACATTGGTCACGGTGGTTTTCGGCACAGCCTAGTTTTAACAAATTATCACAAATGGGTTTTAAAAGAGTGAACGATATAATGTTTCACGACCCCAATACACAAAAACTTGTTTCTACCCCTCCTTATATAGAGGGTGATTGCGTAGTTACAGTTAGAGTAGAATCCTTAACGGATGCAGAAATAGCTACTCAAAAAGGTACTACGATGTCGAATATAAGAAACGAGAGAAACGTGAAGTTAGCAGAAACAGACTGGCATGTTTTGAAAAAGTTAGAAAGTGGCTCTGCCATAGGCACGGCTATGATTACATATAGACAAGCCTTGAGAGATGTACCTGCTACTATTGGTGATAACGACCCTAGAACTTGGGATAGCTGGCCTACACTAGATGAATAATGATAGACCCCATAACAGCACTTTCAGCCGCATCAGTTTGCTACAGCACTCTGAAAAAAGCAGTTGCGTTAGGTAAGGACGTAGAGGAGATTTATGGCACTTTATCGAAGTGGGCAGGACACATTGAGGATGTAAAAGAAGTAATTTCACAGGAGAAAGATAGACCAGGAATATTTAAAAAACTAAGTTATAAAAAATCAGCAACGCAAGAAGTATTTGACACTATTGTCGCAGAGGAAAAAATCCGTGAACAGGAAAAATACATTAGAGAATTTTTCACAGCAAATTGGACAGCCGATTGGGGCGGCATCCAGGGATATCGAAAATTCATTGATATGCGTAGAAAAATTAAGGCAAAGAGAGAACGTGAAATATATAATCAGATGCGAAGAAGGAAGAATTTTTTATATAACACCAAGATGGGAGTCCTTATTGGAAGTTTAGTTTTAGTTTTAATTTACTTGTCTCATTTTTTATGGACAGCGATAGTGGAGTCAAGTAAATGATTAGCGTGGCATTTTGGATGGCTACCTTAGTCCCAAACGTAGACCAGTATTACTGTAAATTACAATGGGTAGAAAGAGATTTGTGCTATTACTGGTGCGCTAATACTAGAAGAGGGTTTAATTGGTTTGA